TGCGGCACAGGTGCTGGACGCTCGCGCCGAAACCTACGGCCCGGCTGCGGCGTCCTTCACCGCCGTCGCCGCGCGCTGGTCGCTCACCCTTGGCCGCACCATCACGCCGGCCGAGGTCGTGCTGTGCATGATCGACCTCAAGCTGGTCCGGCTCGCGCACGATCCCCACCATCGTGACAGCCTTGTCGACGTCATCGGCTATGCCGCGCTGTTGCCGGAGGTGCAGTCATGAAGACCATGAAGTTCACACCCCGCGGCTACGGTGGGCACCGCCGTGACGTCGATGAGGTCAAGCGCGACGGTTGGCGCGATCAGGGTTTGCTCGCGGTATCAGTCGACGATCATCGGCTCACCTGGCCCGAGCGCGAGCTGGTCCGGCAACTGGGCGAGCGGCTCTACGGCGCACGCCCCTTGCAGCACGAGGTGCGCAAATGACCGAGTGGACACCCAGTCTCGTCGAGGCGCGTCTCTCTGAAGCCGCATCTGTATTGAAGCGCCTGCCGGAGCCGCGCCGGCAGGGCTATTTCAACACCTGGCCGGACTATTTCTACGAGTTCGCCGATCTGGTGGGACAGGAGCCGCAGCCGATGCGTCTCGTCCCGTCACCTGCTGCCATCAGCCGGATGGAGGAAACGCTCTCCTGGACGGTCGGCCTCGAGCCGACCGACGGCAAGATCATCTGGCTGCGTGCCCATGGCGAGCGCTGGAAGACCATCTGCTGGACCGTCGGGTTGCAGCGCACCGCCGCCCACGAACACTGGCTTTACGCGCTCTGCGTCATTGCCTTCAGGCTTAACGGGCGGCGGTTGGGACGCAACCTGTCGAAGCGCAAGGTGATCGAACTGGCTGGATCGGCGCAGCCCTGAGCAGTGCCGAGGAAAGTGTTCGGCGAACACTTTTCGAACGGACAAAACCGGCGGATCGGGGTAGGTTTCGGGCTATCCTCAGGCGAGGCGCACGCGGCCGCTTCCAGATGGGTTTCCGGGTCCTTCCTGGCGAAATTCCTATGCTGGCGGGCGAAGCGCGGCGCATCGCCAGCGTCAGGCCGAAAATTTTGGGAAGCCACCCCGGCCGGAATCCACCGCGCAGCCCGAAATAACCACGCAATTACAAATACCTGACTGGACTCTCCGGGTGGATACCCGGTGGACTCCGGAGTCCAGCAGGAAGCCGGTGGACTCCGCCAGACGGAATCCACCGCGTCAACACCATCGATCGCCACCACCACCATCGACAGGATCGTTCATGACCCTCGCCTTCGCTCCCGAGCGGATCGAGACCTGGTCGCTTGCGCGCCTCGTGCCCTACGCGAAGAATGCAAAGGTGCATAGCGCGGACCAGGTCGCGAAGATCGCTGCCAGCATGGCCGAGTTCGGCTGGACCGTGCCCTGTCTTGTCGGCGAGGACGGCGAGTTGATCGCCGGTCACGGCCGCGTGCTGGCTGCCACGCAGCTCGGGCTCACCGAAGCGCCGGTGATCGTGCTGGGCCACCTGACCGAGGCGCAGCGCCGGGCCTACCGCATCGCGGACAACAAGCTGACCGAACTCGGCACCTGGGACGAGGCGCTGCTGTCGGCGGAGCTGAACAATCTGCTGGCGGAGGATTTCGACCTGTCGCTGGTCGGCTTTTCCGATGGCGAACTCGACAAGCTGCTTGCTTTCGTGCCCGAGGGTGCGGGCGAGGAAGATGGTGGTGCCGGCGTACCGCCGGTGACCATCCCCGAACCCCCGCGCAATCCGGCGTCGCGCACGGGCGATCTGTGGATCCTCGGCGAGCACCGCCTGCTCTGCGGTGACAGCACGAACCATGACGACGTCCACCGCCTGATGAACGGCGAGCGGGCGATCCTGTTCGCGACCGACCCGCCGTATCTCGTTGACTATGACGGCTCGAACCACCCGACCCGCAACAAGGATTGGTCGGCGTCCTATGGCACGACCTGGGACGACAGTTCTCAGGGCGCGGAGCTTTACGACGGGTTCATCGCCGCCGCCGTGGCCGAGGCCATCGCCGAGGATGCCGCCTGGTATTGCTGGCATGCCTCGCGCCGCCAGGCGATGCTTGAGGCCTGCTGGGAAAAGGCCGGGGCCTTCGTCCACCAGCAGATCATCTGGGTGAAGGACCGCGGCGTCCTGACCCGCTCGCACTATCTCTGGAAGCACGAGCCCTGTTTCATGGGCTGGCGGCGTCCGAACCGCCCGCCCAAGGTCGCAGAGGAAACGCTGCCGTCGACATGGGCGTTGCCGAGCTTCGCCAAGGACGACCGACCCGACCACCCGACGCCAAAGCCGCTCGACGCCTTCGGGATCCCGATGCGCCAGCATGTCGCGCGGGGCGGGCTCTGCTACGAGCCGTTCTCCGGCTCCGGCTCGCAGATCATGGCGGGCGAGGCCAACGACCGCCGCGTCTTCGCCATGGAAATCAGCCCCGCCTATGTCGATGTCGCCGTGGAGCGCTGGCAGACCGGGACCGGTCGCGATGCGGTCCTCGATGGAGACGGCCGGACTTTCTCGCAGGTGAAGGCCGAGCGGCTGGGCGAAACGTCGGCCGAGCCCGAACCTGCCGCGTGACATGCATGACCTGGCTTTACCTTCCTCCGGCCTGCCTGCCGGAGCTGGCGAAGCGTGCCTGTTCGGCCTCTCCCTCTGCTCAGGCGCGGGCGGTCTCGACCTCGGACTCGCCATCGCCATCGCCGGATATCGTGCTGTGGGTTACGTCGAGCGGGACGCCTTCGCCGCGTCCATTCTCGTGGCGCGGATGGAAGACGCGGCCCTGGATCAAGCACCTGTCTGGGACGACATTGCCACCTTCGATGGCCACCCGTGGCGCGGCGCGGTGGACATCGTCACAGCGGGCTATCCGTGCCAGCCGTTCTCCGTCGCGGGCAAGCGCCGGGGCGCGGATGACCCGCGCCACCTATGGCCGCATGTCGCCCGCATCATCGGTGAGGTCGAGCCGCCCTTCGTCTTCCTCGAGAATGTCGCCCATCATCTCCGCCTCGGCTTCCCCGAAGTCGCCGCAGGACTGGTCGGCATGGGCTACCGCCTTGCGGCAGGTCTCTTCACGGCGGCGGAAGTCGGAGCGCCCCACAAGCGCGAGCGGCTGTTCATCCTCGCCATCCGCGAGGGGGACGAGCTGGCCGACCCCGCGCGCCTGCTCTGGAACCCGGTCGAGTGGCGGGAACCGGACGGAGATGCTGCGGCTGTGGCCGACGCCGCAGACCGACAGCTTCCGCAGCCGGGGCGGCAAACGGAAAGACGAAAAGGGCCTGGACAGCCTGGCGCGGGATTGGCCGACGCCGATGGCAAACGACGGCTGCAAGCCGAGTGCCGGCAACCGGAGAACAGCCGACCTGACCCATGCGGCCGGAATGTGGATGACGCCGACGGCGCGCGATCACAAGGACGGGGCGACGAGCCTTGTCAACACACCGGTGAACGGCCTGCTTGGCCGCCAGGTCCTCACGACGCCGATGGCTGGGCGCGATACCTCAGCTGCGCGCCGGACGTTGAACCCGCTGTTCGTCGAGGCGCTGATGGGCTGGCCCACCGGGTGGACCGGCTTCGCCTCTGTGGCAATGGCGTGGTCCCGCTGGTTGCGGCGCATGCGCTGCGAACTCTGGCGACTCAGCTGCTCGTCAACGGAACAGGTGACTGAATGATCGGTTGGACAATCCACGAAGTGGCCGCGGCATGTCGCCTGACTGAACATGAAGTCAGCGCATGGATATCACGTGGGCGCTTCAGGCCATCCGCCAACGCCCAGAGCGGCCAGCGCCGGCTGTTCGACTGGCGTGACCTGGCATGTCTGGCGGTCATGAGCGCTCTGCGCGAGCAATCGATCTCGATGGGAGGCATTGCCATGATCGCGGCGGATCTGCGTGATGGCCTCGACCGAATGGACGCGATTGTGGCACGTTCAGGACTCTATCTCTATTACGCCAGCGATCCCGGCACAAAGCGCAATCCGACCGGCAGATTGGCAAACACCCGGAGTCTCTGCGAGATCCTCCACAGCCGACCAACCACGATCATCGTCGTGAACGTTGCGAAAATCTACCATGACGCCGCCGATGCGATCTCCAGCAACTCAAGCGCATTGCCGCAAAAGCGCCGCCCGACGAAACGGGCGGCGTTTCTCGGACGGTGTGACGGTCAATCGCGGATGGCGTAGACCCGCCCGCGCCCCTCGATCTTCTGCGAGGTGATCGTCAGGCCAAGCTTTTTCTTCAGCGCCCCGGCCATGGCACCGCGCACGGTATGTGGCGCCCAGTCGAGCGCAGCAGTGATCTCCTCGATGGTCGCGCCGTCCGGCGCGCGCAGCATGGCGATCAGGGTCGCCTGCTTGGTGCCCTCGCGCGGTGTGCGTGACGTGGCGCCCGTGGCCACCGTGGACGCGCTGTTGGTCGGGGTGGCGTCATGGTCTGCGCCGCCAGCCGAAGCGCCCGTATCGCCAAGTGTGGCGGAA